AAAATTGATGCGTTAGAAATACCGCAAACAATGAAGAATATGGATTTAATTTTATTACGAGATTTTAATAAATATTTTAAATATCCAAGTATTGGTACATTAAGGCAGTTTTATCATTATAAAAAACATGGTTTTGAAAAATGTGTAAAAAAAATTGGTGGTAGAATTTATATTAAAATTTCAGAATTAATACAATGGTTTGACAAAAAAGAAAATGAGGTTTAAAATGAAAAATTTAAAATTAATAGCAGCACCATTAAATGGTGAAGAAGTCAGAATTATATGTCCTATTTGCGGGTGTGAACAAGCACATATTGTTAATGTAACAAATACAATAGGAATGGCAGATTATACAGATAAAGAATTCAGACAAGGTGCGGTAAAAATTACGCTTGAATGCGAGTCAGAGGAAGCACATAAAGTAACTTATGTATTTGGAGAACACAAAGGGGATATAATATTCCAAACTTTGGATGAAAAAGGAGAGCAAATTCCTTTTTAAGTATTGACAAAAAAACTTACTTGATGTAAAATTGAGTAAAATATACGCGGTCAAAAATAAGTTTATCTTAGGATAACCCTTGTTCCAAGACCGCGTGAGCAAGGGTTATTCTTTTTCTTTTAAAGGTAGGAAGAAATGACAGACGAAAATTATAATAACAAAGCATTATGGATATTCAAAAACTTTAAAGAAACGGTTGATGTAATGCCGAAAAAATATAGGGGAAGAGCGTGGGAGATAATAATAAACTATGCTTTTGGAGAAGTTGAAGAAATTGAAAAAGAAAATCCGTATATTCAAATGGCAGTAAAAAGTCTTATTCCTTTAATCAAGTTAAGGGGTAAAGGTGGCTCACAGTCAGGGGTTAGCAATAATCCAACAGGTAAAAGTAGGGCTAATGTAGGTGCTAATGTAGGTGCTAATGTAGGGGCTAATGTAGGTGCTAATGTAGGGGCTACTCCTTTAATAACAGAAACAGAAACAGGAACAGGAACAGAAACTAAAACAAAAAAAATAGATATTTATGTTTCGCCTGAAATTGAGCAAATAAGAAGAATATATACAGAGTTATGTCCTGATTTAATACCTATAACTAATTATGGTTATGGCAAAGATTTAAGAGTAAAAGTTGCAGAATATTTGGATGAAACTAATTATGATTGGGATTATTTTAAACAAGTATGTATTAAGGCAAATAAATTACGAAATATAGGCAAATTTAAAATTGATTTAAAAAGTGTTATAGCAAATCATTCAGGCATTTATACGGATAAATATGTAATGCAAAAGGATAATAAAAAAGTAAATATGGGAGGTTTGTTTTAATGGAATATAGAGATAAGTTGAATGAGTTAGGCATAACATTAAGAAAGAGCGGAAAACAAACTTGTCCTAAGTGTTCACAAACAAGAAAAAATAAGGATGATAAGTGTTTATCGGTTACATACGGAGATGAGGCAGTTTTATATAATTGTCATCATTGCGGTTGGTCAGGTGCGGTATATTATCGTAGTAAATACGAATTAAAAAAGGATTTTAAGAAACCGCAAGAACCGAAAATTGCAAAAGATTTAACGCCGGTGCAAAAGTATTTTGAAAAAAGGGGGATAAGTCCTAAAACATTAGATAAATACAAAGTAACTTGTAACGATAAAAAACAAATAATATTCCCATATTACAAGAACGGGGAATTAGTTAATGTTAAATTGCGTACAAATTTGGGGAATGGGAAAAAGACATTTACACAAAGTCCTGATAGTGAAAAAACATTATTTGGAATGGATGTAATACAAGATTATGAAAAGCCGTTAATTTGGGTAGAGGGTGAATGCGATGTATTAGCACTTGCAGAACAGGGGATTTATTCCGTATCAATACCGCAAGGGGCAAGCGAAAATAAGCTAGAATGTATAGAGAACTGTTTTGAGTTTATTCAACAATTTAAGCAACATATTATAGCCGTTGATAATGACAAGCAGGGTGATAAATTAAAACTTAATTTATTAAGTCGTTTAGGGCGTGAGAATTGCAAGATTGTAAACTGGAAACAGTACAAGGATGCAAACGAAGCATTGATGGCAGGTGAACAATTAAAAGATTTTATAGAAAAAGCGGATTTTATAAATCCTGATGGAATCATAAACTTTTTTGATGAAACCGATGCTATTTACAAATACAATTATGAAATTGACAAAGATTACTATAGTACAGGTTGGAAAGATTTAGACAATATTATAAAGATTAGAACTGGTTACTTAATGATTGTTACAGGTTACCCGTCAAGGGGAAAATCAACATTTGTAGATAATTTGCTGATTAATTTATCACGAAATTATGGGTTAAAACATTTAATTGCTTCTTTTGAGAGTATTCCGGCAAGTCATTTTAACAGTTTAATTGAGATGTATTTACAAAAGCCGATATATGCAATTAGACAGGAAGAACAAATTTTTGGAGATGGTTTTGAATTTATTGCAAATCATTTTTACAGATTTGATGTAAATAGGACTTGGACAATAGATGAAATTGCGGAGCGGGCAGAATTGGCAGTTAGAAAATATGGAATAAATACACTTGTAATTGACCCTTATAACCGTTTGAAAAATGATTATAACGACCGAGAAGATAAATATATCGGTTCAATATTATCTAAGTTGTCAATGTTATCTAAAAAATTAAATATTTTAATCATATTTGTAGCACATCCGAAAAAGCCAGACGGCGAAGCAATGCCGAATATGTACTCAATTTCAGGTTCAGGAGATTGGTATAATATGGCAGATTACGGAATAATCGTACATAGAGAAAGGGGAGAAGATAAAAAATTAAAGAATACGCCTGAAATATGCGTTGCGAAGATAAAAAACTTTTCTTTAGGTAATCCATCAGGTGGTTCAATAACATTAAATTATAACAAAGATAAACGTATATTAGAAGATATCAGTGTATTTTAGAAAGGAGAAATTATGTTAATAGACAAGTATAACAAACTTTTATGTCCTGAATGTATTTCAGAATACACACATTTAGAAAAAGTTGAAGAATACAGAGGGAAAGATAATAGATTATGTGTAAAACTATATTTCTATTGCGAAGAAGGACATAAATTTGTAATTGACTTAGAACAATACAAGGGCTTTACTTATGTTAAATAAAATTATTTCAAAACATTTTAAAATACTTAACAAATTATTTGGCAATTTCAGGGCGTTTCAGCTTATTTACAGAGAATACTTGAAATATAGCAAAAAAGGTATATAATAGATTTGTAAGAACAAAAGGGGGTAATAATGAGCAAGTTATCATTATTGGAAAAAGAGTTGAAAAGATGTAAGGACTTTGGATTAACAAGTTGGTATATCATACAGACTTGTAGAACTACTTGTCCGCAAAAGTTGGTTGAAGAATTACGTAAGAAGTATGGCTATGACAAAATCAAAGATGAATGGGAACAGAAGACCGAAGTCATAGACGGTACAAAAACAGTTGTAAGGTGGAAGCGTTATTTTTGGAACGGAGGGGAAAATGACTAGTGATAAAGAAATTAAAAAATGGAGAGAAAAATTAAGTCCATATGTAACGGCAGTACAAACAAAATTGTATATTGAACAACAAAAGAGAGAACATTTAAGACAATTACAGGAGATGAACAAAAAATGAATGCAGAAGAAATAAAGTTATTACAAGCACAAAATGAAGCATTAAAAAAGCAAAATAGAGATTTGCAAACAGAATTGTCTGAATTAAAGATAAAGTATGAGTTATTAGAACAAGGGGAAACTAAAAATGACTGATGCAGAAATAATCGAAATAATCCGAGCGTATGCAAGGGCATTAAAGAAGATAGAAAGACTGGAAAGGATAATCAGAGTATTCACAGGAGGTTAGAATAAATGAAAGATTTTTTTTGAAAACTTATTACAACAAGAACTGAATTATTTATGAAAGCAATAAAATCAGGAGAAATCAAATTATGAACGAACAAGACAAAGCAGAACAACAAATAAAAGAACTAAAAGAACAAGGGTATAAATCAATTTATGAGCGTGATAGAGATAGACAATATAAGCAAGCAGTGCAAGAATATGAAAGATATTTGTTTTATCCGTATGGATAAAGGCAATAAAAATGCTTAAATATAAACTAATTAAAAAAGTTATAGGAGTAAATAATGAAAGACAGATTTAAAAAGAGTAAACAAATATTAAACGAATTATCTGAAAAAATATTCCCGAACGGGGGAAATAATTTTATGGAAAAATTATTACAGAATGCAAAAGAATACAAAGCGGAGGAAGAATGGAAATAAAAGGAATGGTTTACTGTATGTTCGAACAAAGTGGAGTTTTCAAAAATGAATTTAAAAAACTTGGAATAAATGCTATTGATATGGACATACAAAATGATTTTGACGAAACAGACCATATTATAGACTTGTTTGCAGAAATAGAAAAAGGGTACAATGAAAAACCAAGCATTTTTGATAATATAAGCAAAGACGATTTAATAATTGCTTTTTATCCTTGTATATATTTTTGTGAAAAATCGCAATATGCTTTTTATTTAGCAAATCATAATTATAGATGTTTAACAGAAACAGAGAAAATTGACAAAATATTAGAGCGAGAAAATAACAGACACCATTTTTACTCTATTTTATTAAAGTTTATTAAAATTTGTTTTGCTAAAAATATAAGAATGATTTTTGAGAATCCATATACACAACCGCACTATTTAACAAACAATTTTGTTAAAAATGCTGATGTTATAGACAAAGATAGAAGTTTAAGGGGTGATATAAGGAAAAAACCTACACAATATTGGTTTTTTAATTGTGAAAGAACATACGGAAGCAGCATACAACCCACTCCAAATGATAAAATATTAACGCACAATGATTTTAGTCATACAAAAGACATATCAATAACAGAACGTAGTATGATTTCACCTGATTATGCACGCAATTTTATATGTGATTTTATATTAGGCAAAACACAACAGTTAGCACAACAAAAACTATTTTAAGCGGAGGAAGAATGAAATATATAAAAGAACCTGCAAATAGATTTACTTACAAATGGTATTCACGCATATATGATAAAGTTTGTGATGTTATATATGTGCAAGATGGCGATAGTGTTTGTTTTATGCCCGATGAAATGTCATCAGGCATATTAACATCTATAAACCGTGATAATGGTGAATTGATGCCCTGTACAGGTTTTCAAGATATAAAGGGAATACCAATTTATGAGGGTTATTTGCTCAAAAATAAAAATGGAATTATTGATGTTGTTGAATGGTATTACGGGAATTTTATTTGGAATGGACAAGCCTTATCGTCTTTTGATGGAGGTTATGCAGGTGATATTTGGGCACAAGAAAGTAAAGAAATGGAAATTGTCGGTAATATATATGAGGATGCAGGGTTGTTAAATCCCGCATTAGTAAAAGGACAGATGTCATTATTTTAAGCGGAGGAAGAATGAACGAGATAGCAAAAACGCAACAAACATTAGACCAAATAGCAGAACATCATTATAAATTTTCAAGTGATATAGAACAATGGCTACAACTTTGGGATTTTTGGGAATTAATAACACAACCAGTTGTAGAAAGAGAACCTAATGAAACAGACGAATGTTATAAAGAAAGATTGTTAAAATATATGGAGGATAACCAATGAGCGAAGTAGGTTTAATAGGACTTTGCTTATTCGTAGCGATAGTGCCTGTCGTAGTAATGGAAGTAGAAAAGAGGTTAAAATGAGCGAAATAGAAAAAATGTATGAGAATGCAGGTTTATCTAATATGTGGGTTGAAAGGTATAATGATGGTTATTATGAACACGAAAGATACTATAACTCATATAAAGAGATGATAAATAATATGATGAAAGCGAATGATTGGACTTTAACAGAAGCCCAAGAAGTTGCTAAAAGAGAATGTAGAAAAGAGCTTCCACCATTCACCGCAGAGAAACTTATTAATTTAGAAATGTTTTTAATTAACAAGGGTGAATTTGGTATAAAAAAAGGTAGTGTAGATATAACTTTTGAAAGTTTTACAAGTTGTATTGCAGGACTTATTAACAATCTTTGGCAATCCCTAACACAAGAAGAACGTAAGCAGATAAAAATTATTTTACAGGAGGATAACCAATGAGAAGTGAAGATGAAATAAGAGAATATATAGAAATAGCAGAAAAAAGAGCCGAAATGTATTATCAAAATGGTGATTTTATGCAACAAAATGATTGGTTAAATTTTGCAGACGGTATGAAATGGGTATTACAGGAGGACAACCAATGAGAATATATGAAATTACAGTGATAGATGACAGACATGAGCAACAAGGCATAGAGCTTACTATACCCGATTATGCAATACCGCAGGGATTATACACAAGTATTAACGGAGTTAAGAAGTTTACTAGAATATCACGCAGTATTTTTGTATTACATTGAAGAAGCAAGTGAGGATGAAATGCTGAAATACATTAAACGGTTTACATAACAAAACCCCCTCTTAATGAGGGGGAAAGTACGTAGTAAAAAATAGTTGGGTCAAATATATTAACTAAGAATTAAGAAGTATGTTCGTAATACCATTTTACTTTGTTTCTAATAAAATTACCGCAAGTGTTTTTATTCTCTAAAGGGAACGGATGCATATATGTAATGTCTATTTTCCCCGCACTTGATGTATTTGGATGCGATAAGCCAAACTCATAATGAGTGAAGACGTGTTGTTTATCTATCGGGATATTGTATTTTTTGCATAATTCAGCACACAATCTAAACCCACGTTCTAATTGAACCCTTGTAAGAGGATATTTTGTGTCTTTTACATTCACACCTTTTGGTACATAACAACCACATAACGCAATCCCGATATTACCTGTATTACCACCGCCACAATGTTGAGCATACTTGCCGTCATTTACATTTATGTTATCTTCAGGTGCATATTTACCTTTAAATACTAAGCCGTCAGAATTTATTAAGAAATGGTAACAATTTAATTCGTGTTCTGACGGTTGATGATTACCCCCTGTCCAATGCCACGTTATCTTGTTTAAACCCATTTATTGCCCCCTTGTTTATATCATACTTATATAAAAAACCGACATAAGCTATTGACAAAAAAAGAAATCATAAACTATTATAATTATGGTATGGCAAGTCAATTAAGTTTAGTAGGAGCAGAGTATTTTAATGAACCTGAACCGGCAAAGGTTGAGGAAAATACACGCATCCGTTATGAAGTGCCTACATACATTAAGTTTTATAGCATTTATCAATATGACAGAGAAAAGTTTACTAAACTGCTAAAGATATGGCTTGAAACAGACGAGGGGAAGAATCGAACACTTGAAACACTCAAAGCAAAGCAGTCTGAAATACTTGAATTATGCTATGTAAAGGATGCAGAGGGCAATTTATTAAGGGATAGTGATGAAAATCATATTTTCAGATATCCTACACTTGCAAAAATATACCGTTTAATTTATAATCAAATTGGTGCTAATCCTTTTGATAATTACTACGAGCAAGACGGTTTAAGAGTTATAAGGGATATTTACACCGAAGAAGAATACGAGTATCAGGGTAAGACATACAAAGGGCAAAAGTTTGTAAATGTTAGTGCAAGTATCAAAGGAACTGATAATTTACCGATTAAACAAAGAGTTATAATACATATAAGGCTTTTACGCTTATTGCGTAAAGGTCTTTCAATTAAGGAGGCGTTATGTCAATTAAGTGGCAAATTGAAAAGCGAAACATTGACGATTTAAAAGGATATGAAAAGAACCCGAGAAAATTTACAGACAAAGGGTTAAAAGACCTTAAAAAGTCATTAGAAAATTGCGGAGATGCTAATATAATCACGATTAATAAAGACAATACAGTATTAGGTGGACACGCAAGATTAACCGTTATGAAACAATTAGGATATAAAGAAGTTGATGTAAAAGTGCCTGAAAGATTATTGAATGACAAAGAATGCCAAGAAATTGTTATCAGACTTAATGCAAATACGGCAGGCGAATGGGATTTTGAAAAGTTAGAAACAGATTTTGACACCGAAGAATTAGAGGATTGGGGGTTAGATGTTGATTTTGCAATAGAGGAAGAAGAAAAAGAAGTTGTTGAGGATGAAGTCCCTGAAACAGTTGAAACTCGATGCAAATTAGGGGATATATGGCAACTTGGGGAACACCGTCTTTGTTGTGGCGATAGCACAAAGGTTGAAGATGTTGAAAAGTTGATGAACGGAGAAAAAGCGGATATGGTATTTACAGACCCTCCGTATGGTATGAAAAAAGAAAAAGACGGTGTATTAAACGATAACCTTAACTTTGACGATTTGCTTGAATTTAATAAAAAATGGATACCTTTGACTTTTAATAATACAAAAGAAAATGGAAGTTGGTATTGTTGGGGTATTGATGAGCCGTTAATGGATATATATGCAGAAATATTAAAACCGATGCAAAAAGAAAACAAAGTCACTTTCCGCAACCTGCTTGTTTGGGACAAAAAGGATGCAGGTGCAGGTGGGGTTTCTTTTATGGGAAAGGATGGTCTTCGGTCATATCCCATTGGTTCTGAAAAATGTTTGTTTGCAATGTGCGGTGTGCAAGGGTTCAACAATAACCAAGACAACTATTTTGATGGTTGGGAAACTGTGCGAAAGTACCTTGTTGGAGAGGCTGAAAAAGTTGGATTGACACCACAAAAACTAAAAGAAATCTGTGGTGTTGGAATGTGGTCGCATTGGTTCAGCAAATCTCAATTCGCATTTATTACAGAAGAACACTATAAACAACTACAAAATTATTATAAAAAAGATGCCTTTAAAAAAGAATACGATGAATTGAAAAAAGAATACGATGAATTGAAAAAAGAATACTACTCAACAAGGGCATATTTTGACAATACACACGATAAAATGCGAGATGTGTGGGATTTTGGAAGAATTTCACACGAAGAAAAAATGGAAGCAGGTGGACACGCAACACCCAAACCGATTGCCTTGTGTAGTAGGGCAATAAAATCAAGTTCAAGAGAAAACGAAACCGTGTTAGATGTTTTTGGCGGTAGCGGTTCAACTCTTATTGCTTGCGAACAATTAAACCGTAAATGCTACACAATGGAATTAGATGAAAAATACTGTGATGTCATAATTCAGCGTTGGGAAAATCTAACAGGTAAAAAGGCGGTTAAGATTGACTGATTTTATAAGAAACCATAAACCTGAATGGACAAGTCAGGAATTAGAAATAGTTTACAAGAATTACAACAAGTTAAACTTCCGACAGATTGCAGAGTTACTGCCAAATCGGAGTTTTTGTGCTGTAAAGAATAAGGTTAAAAAGGTGAAGTATGGCAAATAATGAAAACTTAAAACCTGTTAGAACCAAGAGCGAAGCAAGGAAACGAGGTGCGAATGGTGGCAAGAAATCAGGTGAAGTAAGACGGCAAAAAAAGACAATGAGAGAAATGCTTGATTATTTATTACAACAGGATATTACAAACAAGCAAGGCGAAACAAAAAACACGCTTGAGGTTATGATGACGGCACAAATTAAGGAAGCAATAAAAGGCAACACAAAGGCTGCTCAATTTGTCAGAGATACAATAGGCGAAATGCCTACACAAAAGGTTGAATTAGACAGTAGCGAAGTTGTAAAACAAGGTCTTAATAGAATCAATGAATATTTTGGAAGTAATCAAAAATGAACCGTATAAAATAGGGCATTTAGTAGGATTTGATTTATTAACACCGATGCACAACGAATGGATTAAATCCTTTATGTTTGGCACAGAGGATAGAACCCTATTAGTACACAGGGGCAGTTATAAAACTGTTTCTGTGTCTATTGCTATTGCGTTATTAATGATTATTAAACCCGATAAGTCAATTATGTTTATGCGTAAAACTGATGACGATATTGCCGAAATTGTCAAACGTATCGGCTCAATATTGCAAACGGATATTTTCAAAGCAATAGTATATCAGTTGTACGGTATGGACTTAAAACTTAAAACTTTTACGCAGTCAATAATTGATACAAACCTGAATATATCAAACAAGGGTACACCGCAGTTATTAGGCAAAGGTATTAACGGCTCAATAACAGGTAAACACTACGACTTGATATTTACAGACGATATAGTAAACGTAGATGATCGTTTATATACGGCTAAGAGAGAGTTTACAAAGATTGTTTATCAGGAATTGCAAAACGTAAGGAACAGAGGCGGTAGAATTATAAACACCGCTACAAAGTGGCATAAAGAGGATGCAATCTCAATAATGCCAAACCAAACAATATTGACTTGCTATGATACAGGCTTGATGACAAAAGAGCAAATACAACAAATCAGAGCAAGTATGACACCGAGTTTATTTGCTGCAAACTATGAATTAAAATGTATTGCAGATGAAAACGCATTATTTACAAACCCTGAATTTACAGACGATATTACAAGCATTTATGACGGCTTATGCCACGTTGATGCTGCTTATGGTGGTGAGGATTACACCGCATTTACAATAATGAAGAAAACAAGCGAGGGTATAATTGCATTCGGCAAGTTGTATCATAAACACGTTAATGATTGCATTCCTGATATGTTAGCACTTGCACAAAAATACAGAGCAGGCACTTGGTTATGTGAACGAAATGCAGACAAGGGATATTTAGCAGACAAATTAAGCGAGTTTGGAATACCTACATACAGTTATCCTGAAAGTATGAATAAATACATTAAGATTTCAACGCATTTATACAGGATATGGAAACAAATTAAGTGGCTTGATACAACGGATAATGAATACTTAAACCAAATATTAGATTATACGGAGCAAGCGGAACACGACGACGCTCCCGATAGTGCAGCAAGTTTATGCCGTCATTTAGTAGGTAATGAAATTTCAGCAATCAAGGGCTTGCGTTTATAAAGTCCGTTTTTGTTTATTTTATACTATTGACAGGGAGAAACTGTAAAATGATATATCAAGTACAAGCGGATAGCACAGAAATAAACACTACAAATGTTTCAAATTGGATTACTTCATTTAAGAATGACATATTGCCGAACCGTATCAAGTTAGGTCAATATTATGACGGTGAAAATGTAATAGAAAAACAAGGGGCAGTAAAAGACAGACCTAATTACTCAATCAATGTGAATATGGCAAAATACATTATTGATGTAGCAACGGCATACACTTTTGGTGTTCCTGTTCAATATACGACAGAAAACGAGCAGGAAAAGGCAATACTTGAAAAACTACAATATATTTTGAAAAATTGTAATGATAATGAGATAGACTTTCAGCAGGGCGGAGATATGGCGACTTATGGCTTGTCTTATCAATTAGTATTAGCAAAGCAAGGTACTGAAAAGATAGAGGATAGAATAGCAATTAAGTGGTTAAGTCCGTTACAAACCTTTTATGTAATTGATAACACGATACTAGAAACGCCTGTATGTGCTATTTATATGTATGACTACACAGAGAAAAACCAAAAGAAAACAAGGGTTTATGTGTATGATAATGAAAACTTGTATATATTCAACGGTTTACAAGGCGCTGTAAGTGTATTAGAAAGTGTTGAACCGCATAATATGGGTGCTATCCCAATTATACAATGCTTGAATAATGATGATGCGTTTAGCGATATTCAATGTATTACTGATTTATTAGATAGTTTAAGCCTTGCAATATCTAATACAACAGACGATTTACAGTCTATTGCAAACGCAATATTATGTGCAAGTGGAGGCACGCTATCAAAAGATGCTATAAAGGATATAAACGAATTAAAGACTGCAAATTTGCCTGTCGGTGCAAAAATGGAATGGGTTATTAAAAACATCAATCCTGAAGCTACAAAGCAACAAATAGACAGGTTATTAACATTTATATTTCAGATTGCCCAAGTGCCCGATTTGACAGATGATGCTTTTGGCGGTAATCAATCAGGTGTAGCAATGCAATATAAACTTTGGGGAATGAACCAGTTATGGATAACAAAAACAACCAAGTACGAAAAGGCATTATATCAACGTCTTAAAATCTTATTACACTTGTTACAATATCAATTTGAAAGCAATGTATCACTATTAGATAATATTGTTATTACATTTAGTAAGAACTTGCCAACAGATAATTCAAGTATGCTTCAAATGGTTCAGGCATTAAAAGATGTAGTATCAACAAAGACATTATTAAAACAAATACCTTTTGTTGAAGATGTTGACGCAGAAATTACAGAATTAGACGACCAAGCGAAGAAAAACGCTGATTTATACGGATTTAATAACAATGCAGTAATTGAAGAAAATGAGGGGTAAAGGTATTGACTTTATCCCTTAAATTTTGTAAAATTGATGTGTAAGAACAAAAGGAGTGAATAAATGAAAGATGGAATTAAATTATGTACTTTTGAAAAAGGCAAGTGTGTAGATTATTTATGGTTAAGCCCAAAAGATTATAAGATTATTTGGGAACAAGCAAAGAAAGTGCAAATAATAGAAGAACCAAAAAATTTAAAACTAATAGATAAAAATATTATTTTTGGAAGCACAAGAAGTGCAAAAATGTATTTAAGATATATTGAGGGTAAAGATAGATGCGGAGACAATATAAGACAAGCCTGCAAAGGCAAAGCAAAACAATGTGCAGGTTTTAAGTGGACTTTCACCAAAGAAGAACCTAATATATATATAAATTTTGTAAGAGAAAAATATGGTTATTGCTTCAGATTTAAAGATGAAAAAAGACAAAAAGAACTCCCAAAGGATTTTTACAAATTTGGTGAATGGTTGGATTGTTAATCCCCTTTTTATTTAAGGCATAATTATATTATGGCAGATACACAAGAATATTGGAATAAACGTGCAAGGCAAGATAAAATAAAGGTTATTAAGACGGCTGAATACGGTGTTGATAACCTTAAAAAGCTGTTAAAAAAGAACCTTGATAGCGTTGAGAAACAAATAAAAGACTTTTATAAAAAATACGGGGATGAGGGCAAGTATGCAGAGAGTTTATCTTATGCAGAATTTCAGAAATACAAGGCAAGATTACGCTTGAAAGCAAAGCAGAACCCACAAGATAAGACTTTGCAACGGTTAGCAAAGCAAGACATACCAAAATACAGGATAGACCGTTTACGAGCGTTACAAACCGATTTACAGATACAATTAACAGAGGCAACAAGAGGACAAGAAGCAGGGATTTATAAAACGCTTAAAGATGTTGCGAAAGTATCACAGGCAACAACGGCATTAAGGTTTAAAAAGACTTTAGATGTGGCTTTTGATAAGATTGCAAGCAGAAAGTTAGAAAAAATATTGTCATCCGATTGGGTAGGCAATATGAATTGGAGTGAAAGACTTTGGAAAGACAGGGAACTTGTCGGCAAAAAGGTTACTGAAATACTTGAAACAGGATTGCCGCAAGGTAAATCAATGCAGGATATGGCAAGAGATTTAAAAGAGGCAACTAATTCAAGTTTTAATGATGCTTTTAGGTTGATAAGAACAGAAAGCGCACACGTTGACGGCGAGGTATTGCTTGAAAGTTTTAAACAAGCACAAAGGGAATTAGGATATACAAAGTACATTTTTGATGCAACAATAGATAATAGAACGTCTGAAATATGTGCGGAAAAAGATAATAAAAGCTATTATATTGATGAAGCCGTAATAGGCGAGAACTTCCCGCCTATGCATCCAAATTGCCGTTCTACTGCGGTTTTGGATGAAAGCAGCATTGATGAAAGTTTAATTGAAGAAAGCAAACAGGAAGAAAAAGAGGAAGAAACACAAGAAAAAGAACAAGAAAAAGAACAAGAAAAAGAACAAGAAAAAGAACAAGAACAAACTACCGAGAAAACCTCGACAGTTGAAAAAGTAGAAAAAAGCGAAGTTTTAAAAGCATTAGAAGAAAGCAATATTAAAAGATTACCTTTTGAGGAATTTAAACAAATACCAACAGTTGATGAAATTGTTGAAAGAGTTGGCGGTGGTGATATGACACAAGGTTCTTGTTCTTCATTGGCATTTTGTTATGCAGGGAACAGAGGCAAATATAAAGTTCTTGATTTTAGAGGGGGTGCTTCGAGAGAGTTTTTCTGTGAAGATAATAACATTTTAAAAATTGCGAATTTAGAGGGGGTTGAAAGTTATATAGAAATGAATTATAATGATTTTATTGCAACCAATAATCTTTTAACAAAAATTGCAAATAACAAAGAATACTATCTTGCAACAGGCAACCACGCCGCAATAGTAAGAAAATCAACAAATGGCTTTGAATATTTAGAATTGCAATCAGCAACTGATAATGGATTTAAGAAACTTACAAATGCTGTACTGAAAAAAAGGTTTAAATGTTCTAAAATGCACAAAGTTTTAAATAAATATAAAGTTGAGCAACCAAGTGTATTAATAGATATTGAAACATTAGTAAACAACAATGAATTTAAAACAATGTTAGAATATATAAATACAGACATAAAAAAACAAAAGAAAGGAATAAAAGGATTTGCAAAATAACTTCTACAAAGAGAATGAAAACGATAAAATTTGGTGGGTTGATAATCTCAATACAGTGGGAGAGTTTTTATTTAGTTTTGACAAAAAAAAGATATTTAACTTATTCCGAGATTATCCATATAAACTAACAAAAGAACAAATTAAAATTTTTGATACAGAAAATCCATATTGGAAAGATTTTTTTGCAGATAGAAAATAATTAAAGTATTGACTTTTGCTAATTATTTTGTAGAATGTTTAGTGTAAGAACAAAAGGAGTGAATGATATGGATATACAAAAACAAATGGCATTAATTCAGTTTTTTGCTATTAGGGGCAATTTAGTTATTACTAAAAGAAATTATAATGATAAATGGTGTTTTTGTACTCATAATAAAGAGGGGATAGGGGAAGCAAACACTTTTGAAGAAGCATTAAGTAAATTAACTAAAAATGTAATACCTTATTTAAAAGAACACGAACAAAACGAATTAATAAGAATTTTAGAAAGTGAGGTATAATGGGGAAAACAGAAAAAGTAAGGGAAATACTACGAAATATAGGCATAGAAATGTTTGATGTGTTTATGGAAGATGAAACCAAAAAGCAAAAAGAAATTGAAAAATACAACAAGCAAATTGATGAATTAGATATAGAAGTATATTTGAGGAGTGAATAATGGCACGCAAGAAATTACCTGATGAATTAAAAGCAAAGAACCATACTTTTAAACTGTATGATTGGGAAGTGGAAAAAGTAAAAGGTTTTATTAAAAGAGAAAGAGAAGAATATAAACTTGGTGTAACATTATCACCATTTAGAGCAACAGGCAAATATTTGCATAAACTTTGTGATTATATAGGGGTGCAATATGAACCTGATGAGGATGAGGAAATTATAAGACAAAGAGCATTGGCAGTTTTAAGATGCAGAGAATTAAATAAATAATTTCGTTATAATACATTTACGCAACTACCGAGAAATACTCGATAGTTGCTTTTTGTGTCCGTTTTTGTTTATGCTATATTTACGGTATGTTGTTAGAACAGTAAAACTAACATTCTGTATAGGACAGTAAAACTAAAAGGAGAAAGCAAAATGACAGAAGAAAATCAAGACGTAAAGACATTTACGCAAGCAGACATTGACAAGCTCAATGAGGAACACGCAAAAGCATTGAAAGAACTTGAAACACGTTTAAAAGGCGAGCAAGACAGAAAAGTTGATGCAGCGATTAAGAAAACAAAGGCAGAAATTGAGGAAGCAGCTAAAAAAGCAAGTATGACGGAAACCGAAAAATTGAATGCCGAGTTGGAAGAATACAAGACGAAGTATCAGGAGCAGGCGGACATAAACGCACTTGCAAGCCAAAAAGACGAAACAAGGAAATTAATGCAAGAAGCAGGGGTTGATTTATCTTGTTTGGATTTTTGCTTTGTACCAAAAGATATTGAAGCCACAAAAGTAAAAATTAAGGCTTTCAAGGAGTACACAGATGGGGTGAAAAAAGCTACATTTGAAAACGGAGTACAGTCAACCGTACCGAATGCAGGGCAGAAACCACAAGAAACAGACCCGTTTTTAGAGGGTTTTAATCAAAAGTAAAAAGGAGATCTAAAAAATGACAGTAAATTTGGCAGAAAAGTATTCAGCAAAAGTTGATGAAAGATTTGCATTTTCATCAATTACAAACGCATTGGTAAACAATGATTATGATTGGACAGGTGTTAAAACAATACACGTTTATTCAATCCCGACAGTAGCAACAGGTGCATATACTCGTTCAGGTGATAACAGATATGGTACACCTGCAGAATTGCAAGATACAGTTGCAGATTACACAATTACACAAGATAGAGCATTTACATTTACAGTTGACAAAGGTAATGACTTGCAACAAATGGGCGTAAAAAATGCAGGGAGAGCATTGGCAAGAGAAATTGATGAAGTTATCGTTCCTGAAATTGATAAATACCGTTTAGGTAAAATTATTGCAGGTGCCGGCAACGTTGATGCAAGTGTAACAATTACTAAAAACAATGCTTATGAACAAGTGCTTGCAGGTATGGAAAAATTAGGCGAAGATAAAGTTCCTGTTGCAGGTAGAATTATCGTAGCACCTTACGCATTCTTCACAAAAATTAGACAAGATGCAGCGTTCTTATCAGCAAACGATATTGCACAAGCACAAAAATTAAACGGTCAAGTAGGAACTATTGAGGGTATGCCTTTAATCCTTGCACCAAGTGATTATTTCACAGAGGGTACAAACTTCTTAATTGTTCACCCGATTGCAACAGTTGCACCTATGCAGTTAAGTGAATACAGAACTCACATTGACCCTCCTGGAATTTCAGGAGCATTGGTTGAGGGTAGATTTATTCACGATGCATTCGTTCTTGCAAATAAAGCAAATGCTATCTACTTGTCAAAATCAGTAGCATAGGAGGTATTTATGCAATTAAAAAAAGGCGATAGAATAGAAAATGTAACAGATGCTATTCTAATCGAGGCATTTAAGCAAAGTGGTTATACTGAATTAAAAGCTGAAAAGGTTGAAGAACCAAAGGAAGCAGAAGAAGTAAAACCAAAAGCAAAAAAAGGAAATAAAAAGGGGGTTTAATTACCCCCTTTCCTTATATGCTAATATTGTATAAAACGGAGTAATTTTATGACAATAGACAATTTTGAAACAATTAAACAGTATGTATTAACACTTGGCGATTTTGAAGAAAGTCCAAAACTTGATTTACAAATTGAAATGATAATAAATGAAGTTTTAGCATACTGTTACAGAAAAGATGTACCGCCTTGTATGGAATTACCGCTTGCAGATGTTATTGTAAACGAGTTAAATGTAAGAGGATTTAGTGAAAGTGCTATCGGTTTTGATGGCAATATTACATCTTATCGTGAGGGTGATATGTCAATAAACCTTTCAGGAAGTGCTGAAACAGTAACCGTAAACGGTACGAGTGCAAAATACGGCGGTAAATTAGAGGGATTTAAGCAAATTATAGGGGCAATAAGATGTTCAGAAAGTGAGGCATAATGACAATCGGTACGCAATTAAACATTATGGTTTATTCCAGAACTACGAACGGCGTAAGAAGAATTAAAAATATACCCGTTTTGTTGAGTATAAAAGAAACTGATTGTGCAAATTATAGTATTCGCATTGATGCTAAAGAAGTAGAGGACTACTTAAATGAAATAAACGAAATTGCCGATGCTTATGAAGAAGTTACAGTATGTATAGATACTAGTAGTTCTTCCAAGGCAATAAGTTTTACACCTAAAAAAGAGGATTATAAAATAAGATGTTCAGAAACGACAGATGCACAATAAAAAGACCGCATAAAGAAAAGATTAACGGAGAGGTCATTTACACGCCCGAAACGGTGATTTATGAGAATATCCCTTGTCATTTATCGGTTAAAGCATTAAGCCCTGTAAATCAAAGCGACAGCACCGCTAAAGTGTTACTTGATTATGTGTTATTCATTGACACAAAACAAAATGTAACTATTGAAAAAAATGATGTAATAGAAGTAACGCAGGGTGTAAGTGGTAAAACAATAAAATTAAGAGCCGGAGAGAGCCAAAAATATCCTTTGACAATACAGACACATTGCGAAGTTAACAAGGTGGCGTAATGAGTTTATCCTTTAATGACTATGCAAAGAAGCTGGAAGAATTAGGGCAGAATGTGCCAAAGATATTTAAGAATGTTGCAAAGCGTGGAGCAATACATTTTGAGAATACTGCAAAGGAATTAACAGACATAGAAAAGGCGGTTGATACAGGTGCTTATAGACGTAATTGGAACGCAGAAGTCATTGAATTAAATGAGGGTGAATACGGCATTGTTTGTATGAACTCAATGGAGTATGCAAGTTTTCTTGAAGATGGTTATGAAATACACAAGGCTCATTTTGTGCCGTTTGAAGCAGGTAGCGGTATAAGTAAAAGAACAGGGAAAGCGTGGAATACAAAAGGAATGCAAGGTTCACCAAAAACGCAGAAACTTATAGCATCTATTAAAGCAAAATATCCTGATGCAAAGGGATTTATAGCAAAGCCAAGAAGATTTAAGGGTTTAAAAATCGGTAGACGTGCAATGGATAATACAGAGGGTTGGTTATTGCTTGAAATTAGAAACGAAATAGAAATTGCAATAGTCCAACAAAAGTATAATGTTTCAAGAAGTCAGGCAAAGGGATATTTGAAATAGTGTCCGATAGTTAAAAAGGTATAATTTTGTTATGGCTATAATATTAGATTTAAAAAATGCAATAAGAGATAATATACACGAGATTGATGCTGATATAAATTTCAATTTTAATGAAATACAAACGGCTGATTATCCGTATATTTTCTTTTATATTCCGTCATACAGGTTAGATAAAGCGATAGACTCCGAATACTGGCGTAAACTAACTTTGATGTGCGTTCTTGAATATGCGAATAGTGAGGATAACAACCAAACGGCTTTATGGAGTTACGCAGATACTTTAAGCGAAATGGTTAAAGCTATTCCGTTCAAGAATACAAAGTTAAGTGGTAGGAATTTAGAGCAGAAAACTGTTGACGGTGTTTTACAGCTTACATTTGATTTAGAGTTCTATGTCAAAGAAGCTGATGAAACAGAATTGATGCAGGAATTGGAATTTACAATAAAGGAGAATTAAAAAATGGTAGCAACACAACCAAAATTTAACGTAGATTTCAAAGAATTAGCAGTATTAGCAATCCAAAGACAACAAAGGGGAGCAGTAGTAATAATTCTTGATGACTCTACAAGTGAAATTGACAATGTAGTTTACAGAGGTTTAGGGGATGTAAACCCTAAAGATTGGACAACTGCAAACTACAAAAGATTACAACTTGCTTTTTTAGGCAATCCAAGCAAAGTAATTGCTATTAAGGCAGAAAGCAAATTTGCAGATTTGCAAGCGAAATTGAATTTACAAAGCAATTACACTTTATGCTATCCTGAAGCCGCAACGGCTGATGTTACAAGCATTAAGAATTATTTACAGGCGCAAAGAGAAGCTAACAACTATTCAAGAGCGGTATTTGCGAATGCGACATCACCTGATGTAATGTATATTATTAACTTTGTTTCAAGTGGTAATATAACAGCTAAAATAGGTGATGAACCTGAAGAATTTACCGCAGGCGATTGGACAGCACGTTTAGCAGGTGCTTTAAGCGGTTTAGCTTCAAGTCGTTCATTAACTTATTATGAATTGCCTGAAATAGTTGAAGCACCGATTTCATCAACTCCTGATGCAGATGTTGCAGCAGGTAAATTGATTATTTTACATCAAGACGGTTCATACAAATTTGGTAGAGCAGTCAACTCTTTAGTTACATTGACAGACGGCGTAACAGAAGCATTCCAAAAAATCAGAGTTGTTGACATTATGGATACAATTGCAAATGACATTGTAGCAACTTTCAGACTTTATTATGTTGGTAAATATACAAACAACTTTACAAACAAAAACAGATTTGTAGGGGCTATCAACGCTTATTTAAAACAGTTAGCAGCAGAGGGATTACTGGAAGCTGAAAATCAAAACGAAGTTGCTATTTCTTACGATAAGCAAAAAGCATACTTAGAAAGCAAGGGTGTTGATACTTCAGGAATGTCATATATTGATATTTTAAAAGCAAATACAGGCTCAAAAGTATTATTAGACGGTGTATGCTCACCAACAGATGCAATGGAAGATTTAGATTTAGGAATGTACCTATTCCAAGCATTACAGGCAGAATAATTAAAAGGAGAATGAAAAAATGGCAGAAATTAACGCACAAAGTGTTTTAGTAGGTACAGATGCCAAAGTCTTTCTTGACGGTGAAGAATTAGGCACTTGGACTGAATGCACATTAGAAATAGAATACGGAACAGATGATGTTTATATTGGCAGAGATGTTGATAGACAAATAACAAGCAGAACAGGCAACGGCACTCTGAATTTCCAAGCGACTAATTCAATGACAATAAAAATGTATAACAAACTTTTGGCTAATCCTTTTGCAAGGTTCACTATTGAAACAGAATTAACAAAACTTTCAACAGGTGAAACCGAATCAGCAACAATCGGTGGCGTAACATTTAATAGTTTACCGTTGATTAATATGTCAAAGGGTGAATTGGTAACAAAGGAATTACAATTCCGTTGGATGCCAAGTCAATCATCATTTACACAATTAATTGCATAGTTGAGAAAGTCCTTTCTCCCCCTTTTTAGGGGGAGTTAAAGGCAAATAGAGAAAGGACAGGATTTATGGCAAATTTAGACAAACTATTGAGAAAAATTGAGAAAAACAAAGAAACAGAAAACGAAACAAAAACTTTTCCATTAACAATAGCAGGGGAAACTTTTGATGTTCGTACAATGACAAGAAAAGAAAGGCAAGATTTTATCTATGCACAAGATGCTAATAGTGCCAATATGAGTGCAGGCGATTTAATAAAGAAAATGAAGCCGTTTATTTATAAGTCGTTAGATATGGCTCAACTAGCAACAAGGGCAAAAGATGCAGGGTATATAAAATCTTATTATGATGTTGTTGAAGCGTTATTTGAACCAAACGAGCTTCTTGAAATCATAAACTTTATTATTGAAATCAATAATATTACAGGCGAAGATGTAAAGGGAGATATTGAAGAAATAAAAAAGTAATAATGCAAGATGAAACTATGTTTTTATGTGCATATTATTTACAAAAGGGGATAACTCCTGAACATATATTGAGCCTCACATCAAGAGAAAAACGCTTTTATTTAGCAGCAGCAAGTTGGTATGCAGACAGAGCAGAAATTGAGGAATAAACAATGGCAACATATAAAGACGTCTTGATGCTTGTTGATAAAGTATCAGAACCGTTAAAAAAAATTAAAACAAGAGCGGAAGAAAGTGCTGAAGCTATTGAAAAGGCAAAGAGAGCAAATGAACGCTTGCAAAAAACTTATCAAGGTTTAGGTGGTGCTTTACGCAGATTTGATGACCGTTTGGGTGTAACTTATGCCAAATTGGATAGAATTTCAAAAAGAACAGAAAATATCAAGAAATTAGGGCAAAATGTGCAGTCCGTTGGTAACAAAATGACAATTGGCTTAACTTTGCCTATTGTCGCTCTTGGTGGTGCATCTGTAAAAGCTGCTGCTGATATGGAAGCTATGCAACAACAATTAAGTACAATGCTACAATCAGACATAAAAGGTGCTGAAATGTTTGATAAAATCAAAAAGATGGCAGCAAAAACTCCTTTTGGTACAAAGGATTTAATGTCAGCGACTAACACAATGCTTGGGTTTGGTATTGCACAAGAAAAAGTCTTACCGTTGATGCAACAATTAGGAGATATTTCAGGCGGTAATAAAGACCGTTTTCAATCGTTGGCACTTGCATTTTCACAAGTTAGTGCAGCCGGTAGATTGCAAGGACAAGATTTGTTACAAATGATAAATGCAGGGTTTAACCCACTTGAAGCAATTTCTAAAAGAACAGGCAAAAGCATCGGGCAATTAAAAGATGAAATGTCAAAAGGTGCTATATCGGTTGAAATGGTAGAACAAGCTATGAAAGATGCTACGAGCGAGGGTGGCAGATTCTTTAAAATGATGGATAAACAATCTAAAACCGCATTAGGGCAATGGAGTACAATGCAAGATAACTTAAATCAAGCATTGGCAGATTTCGGTGTTCAAATAATGCCTTATGCAATAAAAGCGTTACAATCTTTTAGTAAATTGCTTGAATGGTTTGGGAACTTATCATCTGCAACAAAAAAGACAATAGTCGTATTGGCAGGTTTTTTGGCTGTTTTAGGTCCAATAATATCAACTATTGGAACTTTAATTACAATAATTGCAAGTTTAAGTACAGGATTAAGTTTACTTGCAACTGTTTCCGGTACAACAGCAACTGCAATACTTGCATCTTCGGCAGCATTTATGGGCTGGGTTGCAGTATTCGCAGGAATAGCAGCAGGGATTTGGGCGGTTATAAAAGCTATTCAAGTTTTAATTGATTGGATTAAGCATTTAAACCGTATGAAGATAAATAATTTGGCAACAGATAGTTTGTCACCTGAAGCATTAGACAAATTGAGAGCAAAACGCAAACAAATGGGTGCTAAAAAGTTTGATGCTGCATATCCTGATATTGCAAGACAAATTAAACAAGCCGATAATGGTGGCGGAAATAATCGAGTTACACAAACGCAGAATAATACAAGT